TTTACCAAGATGTGGCTCTTCAAGTGTATCAAGCCTACCAGAACGATCCTTTGCAGGATAGCCCCACTCGTTCAAGGCACCGCAGATGAAGGCACGATATGGGCCGTTGTCTCCCGCCATCACAGCCATCGTAATCACTTCATCCACGATCCCTGGTAGTTCTCTGCCAGTTTTAGAACCTTCGATCTGTAACGCATACTGCTTGCGTCCATAATCATCGGTTACTTCATCTAAAATACCAACAAAGACCACGTTCTTTGAGCGAATGTGTTGTAGCTGTGTAAGCCACCCCATCATTTCGCGCCCATGCAAACCATAAGCTGCACGAGTATCAAGCTTTCCTGTTCTATCCGATCTTGAATCGGGCTGTTGCGTACACCATTGAAAACACAATCGCCCGGCAACCGTAATAGAATCAATAAACAGAGTTTCATACTTGTTGATCGTCTGTTCTGGTTCACCAAAATACTGACACACATTATCATAATGCGCTTCACTATACGGTTGATCCTCTGCCAAAGAAGGGTTTGGCCCTCCTAAGTAACACGCAAAGTCACGACAATCTGCCCATGTTTTGGGGCGGATTACATCAATCTCATATCCTTCAATCGCTGCGTCCCCCGCTTCCAAATCCATAAACAGTGTTGAGTGTGGCTCTAATGTTCGAGCCAATGTTGTTTTGCCAACACCGCTTGCACCGCAAATCACGATCTTGTGACCACGCTTTTCTGCAAGACGTTGTTCAGCAGATATAATTTGTAAACTCATATTAATTATCCACTTCCACTGTAAATCCACCAACTTCAACGCTACGGCAAGGTTCAAGTAACGATTTGATAGCGGGTGGTGCTGTTGTGTACTTACGCTCTTCAACTGTAAGCGTAAGCTTTCCATAGTGCCGTGCGTCTTCTGGAGCCATTGCCTCCAACACACTGCCTAATTCATCCTGGTCCCACACGACCTTTTTAGTAATCTTAGCTTTGAGCTTTTGATTACCTGCGATCATATGTGTGGTGCCAAAATCTTTACCGTCTGCGCGTAACGCATCACGAGCTTGGGTATAAAAAGTGTCTTTGATTTGCTCTTCAAGATCTTTGAGTTCACTCTTGAGCGCGTTGATATGCTCTTTGAGTTCATCTCTTTCACTGAGCAGTTTTGTACTGTCCATAATAATATTCCTTTAATTCTAGAACCCTAAACTTAGGAATTAAAAGAATATCTGTCAACTATTTTTTTTTGGAAAGATAAATATCAATGTTATGAACAGCCTTCATAAGCTTCTTTTTTAGTTTAAATTCAGGGGTTTCCACACCTTTTGCATCTTCAACAATATGTTCCCAAACACCGTCTTTATCTTCTCTGTCATATTTAAAATCGGCTATGTATGTGCAGATCTTTTGTCCGTTTACAGAAATTATGAACTTCGGCTGTAGTTCTAAATTTTTTACTCGATCCGCTTTTTCCAAAGACTTTAGATAAAGATAACGTTGTGATTCCCATTTAGAGTCAAACTTTATTCCGTCAACCACAGTTTTTTTGTTGCCATACTTGGGTCTTGACCTTTTTGTTTTGGGATTATATGTTAAGTTTAAGTACATTATGGGAGTTATACTAATGGCTAAATCACCTAAATACAAGTCTATAGGTGTTAATACAGATACTTACGAAAAGGTTGTGCATATGGCGCATGTAGAACGCCGAAACATTTCAACACAACTAGCGATTCTAGTTGATGAAGCATATGACAAAATGAATTTGAAAAAATCAAATCAACCCCCTTATCGCACACGAAAAAGAGCTACAGCAGTTGTTGGCGGTTTATCCGCAGTTGTGGATACTTAGAGAAGACCTGCGCTACCAAGACCCCCCAAGA